GGGCTCGGGGTTGAAAAGTTTGACATAAAAAACGGGCTTTGGCTTTTATCGTGACGAATTTGTGTGTGTGGCAGGTTTTCCCGTTGTTTTTGGCGTGCTGTGTTTTTTTTGTGTAGGTATAGGTTGCCTCTTTTGGCGTTACAGGGTTTGCAGCTGGGTACCAGGTTTTCGAGGTTGTAGGGTTCGCCGCCGGCGTCTAATGGTATGAGGTGATCTACCTCTGTTGGGGTGGCGCTGCACCAGTGGCAGGTGGCGCCTGGTGTGAGTATCTGTTTTCTTAGTTGTCGCCACTTTGGGGTTTGGTAGATCGGGTTATTTGCCACAGGGAAAGCCTAGACCTTTGCACCTTGTTAGGCCTTTGGTTGCTGTGTGTGTCCAGCCTGTACCGTCACAGTCTGTGCAAATTGCTAGCGCCCCAGCAGAGCTGGGTTGCTGTCTATCTGTGTGAGAGTCTTGCTGTAGTGTCCCCCCCACACTTTGAGCTATGTCTGCTCTGGCTGCCGTTGTTTCTCTCATAGGGCCGTACACCATTCGAATTTATGCCGTTTTGACGCTGCACCCTAGCTTTAATGCATAGGGCTCTACCCCTGTCCCCAGGTGTTATACCTGCAGAGTGCAAATCCCTACGAGGCCTAGTGCAGTGTCTTTAATTGTGCTTACTAAATTACTTGCTTACTTAACTCTTTTAAGGTTCTGTGCTTTACGCCCTAAGCGTGCCACAATATAACCCCAGTCTGCTGGCCGCCATATATGAGTTTCTACGCCGGCAGCGTGCAACATTCTTAACCAGTTGAGCTGATCTATCGAAGCGTTACCTTTATCTGATTTGAGCTCTACTGCTAAACATTCGCCCAGCTCATTGACAAGTATCAGATCTGGAAAGCCTTTATCTATGCAAGGGCTGGCCCAGCCGCCGCCGGCTATCTGCACTGTTCTGGTGTGGTGCACTTTCCAGCCTGAAAGGTGGGCAATGTCTACCACAGCTTTTTGCAGATCCTTTTCTAGCATTATTTCCAGTTATCAGATTTGAGGTGTTTGATAAATTCCAAAATCAACACAATGCCGGCATACACACCCAGGCCGTAAAAGATCAGCTCACCCATTATCAGTGCCTTTTTGCTGTTCTTTGTCGCCATTTTTTAGCCTTTCAAAATGCTTTGCCTGGTTATCTAAATACTTTTGCTGTGCTGGCGTCACATAGCCTTTACGCTCTGAAGCAGTCCATTTTCTATTGGGTCTAAATCCAGCCATTTAAAAGGGTTCTTCCTCGCTGGGCTGTTCTTTTAGCAGCTGCTCAATAATTGCTGAGGCTTGGCGCTTGTCTAAATCTTCAAGCTTTTCAACACCACCAATAGCCAGTGCATAGCTTTGGGTTCTGCCCAAACCTTTGACCAGCGCTCTGATTTTGCCTAACTGGGCAGGTGAAGCCAAGCCAGCTGCTGCACTGTTTGAGGGCCCAGCGCTAGAAACTACTTGCCTGTTTTGTACCTCATTTTGCGAAGCCATACCACCACCTGGCCTAATGCCAATGCCGCCAATAAGCAAAATGCAGCGGCCAAGCGAGCTGGTTTCAGCATTCATCATCTCAGAGTCTTTAGTAAAGCTGGTGTGGCCCTTAGGCTCTGCCGCTGAAGCTACACAAGGTAACTGGTCTTCTGGGCTGCGCCAAATAGTAGTGGTGACTAGCCACCATTCACGATCATCAAAGACCACGATTTTAGGCACGCTGTTTTGAATTCTGGCCTCAGGGTAACGCTGAAAGAGCTCTATTAGCCGGTCATTAACAGTGGTGTAATTCGAGAGATCAAAGCTCATTTAGACACCCAAACTTTTATGTCTCTGGCGTGCGTGCTTTTCTTTTTGCTTTGCACATAACGCCCACTGAAACTTATTAGACCCTCTTTAGCGGCCCACCGGAACATTGAGCCCATAGCGGCAGGGTTAGTGGGTTGCACTACTTTGCGCTCATACAGCACCTGCCAAACATCATCAGAGGTGAATTCTGCTCTGGATCTAGCCAGCCAAGCTATAGCGCTTTTGACCTCAGCTTTCCAGATTTTACAAGCGTTATCTTCTGCCTGATCCATACCAAATTTTTTGGCGTCTCTGGCGGCTATCTCATCAAACAGACCAATAACGGCCTGCGTATAGGTTTCTGGTGTAGTCATTCGGGATCTCCTTTTAGGTAGTGAGCTACAAACAGCACGATAATAAGACCGGCGCCATAATACAAGCACCCTCTAATTAAAACCCCCAAGGCTGCCAACCTTTGCCCTGCCATAGCTTTAAAGTAAAGCGTAAGGCTATTTCAGGGTTAAACAGATCTTCAGGCCATTGCCAGCCCATAACTGCCACAAATTCTTTATGGATCTGGTTAATTTGTGTAATTCCAGCATCGTGACCATTGAAAGCGTCAGCCATACAGCGACTTTCACGCCAAATAATTTTGTCTAACATAGGCAGCTCATTTTGAGGCCAGCCCACATCAACAGCCAGCTGCCAATATTGCCCACATAAAGCCCCTGCCGGTATTTGCACAGGTGGCACAGTGGTACTGGTGCTGGTGGTGCTGGTGGTGGTGCTGGGCACTGTGGCGGCCACTTTTGCTGGTTTTGTTTCTGGTGCTGTTAAAGCGTTAGTAGGTATCTGGGTGATCCCTACAGCTGCCACCAAAGTAAGTGCAGCTAACAGTTTCATATCAAACCCCTCTGTACTGGGTCTGATAGACCTTAGCCCAAAGCCCTCAAAAATCTACGCCAGCGCCTTTTAACCTTTAAAGTAGCGGCTGTGGGCGTGCTCAGCTGCCAGTGCCAAGGCTCATACTCAGGATTTGGGCCCGTAGCCAAATAAGAGGGCGGCCCTTGCAAATAAATACCGTAGCTAGGCGCATTTTTGCGAAGCCAAGCAAAAACCTGTGGATCAGTCACCAGGTAATCCTGGCTGAGGCCAAAGCCGTGAGGACTAAACCCAGGGGTACTGCTGGGCGATTTGCCCACTTTCAACCAATATTTACGGCCCTCAAAATACCTTGTAACCTCTGGCACCCTGCCGCTTGGTGTGTCCTGGTAACGATCCATAAAAAGCGCATACTGGCGCTCATAAGGCCTGTAGCCCTCAGATACTGCTTTTAAAGTTATACCGTCTTTTTTGGCGTCATCATTCATACAGTTAGCAGCAAATACGAAGCCGCCCCAATACTGCATAGAAAACCAGCCAGTGCCGCCACAGGCTAATTTGCCTAATGTCTCACTGGGCAGCTTTCCATTTATCGCCCACCAGTCTGCCGGCACTTGCAAAGGTTTATAGGGGTAGCCAAGCTCTGCCACAGGTTATGGGCTTTCCATCAAAATAATAATATTGTGGCTGCCTGTAGCTGCCACAACATAAAGAGTCTGCCCACCTCGAATATAGATAGGGTTTATCACTGTTTTAGTTAAAGGCAGCCCAGTGCTGCTGGTAACTGCAGAGTCTCCTAAATGGGTGTCTTTATCCGCACAATAAAGGTAAATAGTTTCTGGTTCAGGCTGAGCAGCCCTTAAAAGTACTGGGGTAGTGCCCACAGCGATAACCTCACTTTTCACTGTGTTCTCTCCTACCTATAATGGGCTCTACTTTGTCACCCTGTTTGGCTGCAATACCGTTGCCTACTGCATAGCCCACCAAAAGGCCAGCCAGCCCATTAAAAGAGGCTTGGTCTAGTTTGTCAAAAGCTCTTAAAAGTGTGATACAGACAAGTGCTACAAGTGCTATTAAGGCTTTGCTGGGGTTTGCTATTTTCACGCTGAAACTTCGAATACCGTGATAGTTGAGTCCCCACCTAAGTTAGAGCCCACTGCAGCGATATTGGCTGAGCTACGGCCTCTTACTTTATATGTCCTTGACGCTGCTGCAGCTGGGCTGTCCAAATAAGTTAAAACCACTGTGCCGGCGTTGGTTGCTGTGCTGGCAGTGTTGAAATTAGAGCCTGCAGTTAAAATTGTGTTAGCGCCTCGCCTAATTTCTACATCAAGGGTGGTATTACCTGTGGATTTATAAGCACCGGCAAGGCTCACCACTACAAAGATTTTGCTACTGGTGGACTGTGGGGTGATATCAACAGTTACCCCAGTTATATCTGTGTAAGTGCTGGTGCTGTTTGTCCAGGCAGTAGAGCTAGTGGCGCTTACTACCTGCAAAATCCTGAAAGCACCTCTAATGTCATTAGCCCAAGTAGCTGTGGCGTTATCTCCTACGCTTACAGCCGCTGGCAAGTTACTTGGTGTAGCCATTTAAAAACCCCATTTATTGTAATCCCATTTATTATATGGGCTTGGATTAGACCACTTAAGGTAGTTGTTTAGATCTTGTGGCGATAAATACCAAGTAACTCTGGTGGCGTCAGGGGTGGCCGTGACTGTGTAGCCCTCAATAACTGCATAGTAAGTGGTGCCTCTAAAAACGATCTCAGCCTGCCCAGCCACCCTGCCACAGATAAAACTTTCTCTAAACATTGTTTGGCTGCTGGCTGTGGTTTGTAAAGCGTAGGTGGCGCTAATTGCTGTGATTTCACTGTCATTGTTAGCAAATTGGCTTATCAGATATTGAGTCAGTGAGCTGGCTTGGCTGGTGCTGTAATCGTAGGTGTCTATATCCAAAGAGTAAAAAGGTGCTGAGCCGCTGTTAGTGGTTTGGGCTGTTAGGCCTAAAGGCTCTGCAGTAACTCTGGTGTAATAGTTTTCTGCTGTAGAGCTAAATTCGATCTCATCATAAAAAAGGCTGCTGGATCCTGTGGTGTCAAATTTGAGGGTGGTGTAATAAACGCCCTCATCACTGTAGGTATTTCGCCCATAGAAGATAAGCGCCGGATCTGCCAGATCATCTATAACCTCTGAAACTCTGCCTAGCTCAGTTTGCGCTAGCCCATTTAAGGCCTGTAAAGCATTGCCTGTGTAGGTTTGGGCGCTGGCTATTGAATAGGTTTCGCTGGCTGTGCCCACCACATTAACAGTGCTAAAAATGGTTTGAGCCTGGTCACCAGTCAAACCCTGAGCCAGTGCTAAAGATCTCAAATTGCGCCTGCCCAGCAGCGCTAAAGGGCCCTCACAAGTAATTACAGCCTCATCTAAGGCAGTTACTATGCCATAGTTTATTTTTACATCAGTAATATAGCCTTTAAATACAACACTGCCCTCTACCGTTACGCCTATCTCATTTTTCATTTTGGGGGCTGTAGTCCAGGCCGCTATATTTCTGCACACTATTTGGCAGGTGCCTGCCTGGTAAGGATCTACCAGCCATTGCCTACCGGCGCTCAGGTTTATACCTTGCACATCATTTAAAAGAGTGTTACTGGCCCCAAAGCGCACAACATAATCTAAAAGAGCCATATTTACACCGTGATAGGCACATAGCCATTGGTTTTCTGGTAGCGCCTAATGGCGTCTACTGTCGCTCTAGGATCGCCGCCATACACATTTATTTGAATACCCCCCTGGGGGTTATTCGATTTGTTTAAAGGGATTACAGCCTCTGGGCCTCTTTCCCCGATAAGGGCCAGTGTGGGCCTGGTGACAATGCCGCCAGCTGCCAGTTTGGGTATATCAGGCACATCAAAACCCTTGCCTGCTAAACCTGGCACCCAGCCTGGGAATTTGAAGCTGAGTTTTCCTATGGTGTTATTCCATACATCAGCAATGGTATTAAAAACACCTTTCCAAACCCCAAGAATTAGATCCACATATTTTTTAAAAAAGTCATAAACCCCAGAGACACCAGTTTTAACTGCACTAAAAACAGTGTCCACAATATTTCTAAAACCCTCAAATTTTTGGTAAGCCATATAAAGTGCGGCGCCTATCGCTACTATCGCCAGGGTTACCAGCACTATTGGGTTAGCTGCCATAACAGCATTAAAAACAGCCTGCACAGCTGCAAAAGCTTTGGTGGTGGCAGTCCAAATTTTTACTGCAGTGTTCACAGCAATAACAGCACCAGCTAGGCCGCCGATAACGCCACCAATAATCAAAAAAGTTTTAGTGTTTTGTTGTGCCCATTGCCCAAATTTGGCAAGGTAAGGCAACACTTTTGCCACTATCGGCAACAGGGCTTGGCCTATTGACTCTTGGGCCTCATCTATGGCTATTCCGGCGGCTTTCATTTGGCCGGCCATAGTGCCAGCCGCTTTTTGGGCTGAGCCACCAAACTGTTTAGTCAGTGCAGTATTGACCTCTTCCATAGAGGCGCCCTTTTCAACCATATTGCCCAGCTGTGGGCTTAATTTCTTTAGGGCTGTGGTATTGCCTGAATACGCTTTAGATAACGCTTTAGAAACACTGTCCAGGCTTAAACCTGTAGCTGCTGAAACATCAAGAGCTAGCTGTAACCCTTTTTGGCTATCTTCGACACTGCCGGTAGCCCTAGCCAGGTTTGCCATAGCCGGCCTTAGCTCATCATCAGATACAGCAGCGCTCTGAGACACTGAGGCTATAAAAGCCTCATTGGCGGCAACAGCAGACTGGGTGGCGCCAGCGTTTTTTAGCAAAGTATCAGCCAAAAGGGTTTGGCTTTTTTGATCTTCTATGGCTGCTTTAACAGTGAGAGTAGCTGCACCTGCTAAACCTGCCAAAGCACCAGCAGCCACCTTGGAAGCTTTGCCTAATGCGTATTGCGCTTTTGCCCCAGCACCCTCTAGTTTTTTAAATTCTTTAATAGCGCCAGATATGCCTTTATTGTCAAAAGCACTAATAATTGGCAATACAACAGCCATAGCTAGCCTTTTAGGTCTCTGGTGGTGCTCTTCATCACCTTATCTACAATAGGCTGCACATTGCCTTGCACTTTGGATAGTGTGACCTCACTTGCAGGCCACATCACTCTACTGGCTTTGCCAAAACGCTGATTTAGAACATCTATAAAAACTCTGCCCCTGTCACCTGTGGGTTTGTCTCTGCTGCCAGCCATATCAAAAATAGACATAGCTCTACCCTTGGCCACCACTTTTACAACACCCATAGACTCATATTGCACACCTTTTTGCAGATTTCGGGCCCTTGCACGCCTTGTGTCTACTTTGGCTCTAATGTCTTTTGCCTCTCTGCCAGTCCACAACTGCTTACCTTTCCAGTTATTTTCCATACCAGATAAGGGTGGGGCTGTTGGCACATTCGATCTGGCCTCATCTATTAAAGGCTGGCAGGCTGCTGCAAAATCTTTAGTTAGCTGTTTTCTGAGCTTGGGGTTAATTTTGTTGATCTCTTTTAGGGCCTCTTTAAGCCCATTAACCTCTAATTTTACTGTTACCCCTGGCTGAGCCATTTTTAGCGCCTTTGATCGTTCAGGATCTTTATAACTGTGTTCAGATCTCTAGTGTCAAAAAGGATCTGCTGAGGCCACCACCCTACTGCTACTAGCACTGAGGCTAAAGCGTGCCGGTAGCTGCCTCTTGGGTAGGGTTTTCGGGGTTGTCCCCATTTACCACATCAAGATTTACCAATTTTTTCAAAAAATCATCAAAGGCCACCGGCACTGTGATTTGGCTGGTTTTGCTGGCTTGGAAAGCCAAAAAAGCCACATCTTCTAAGCCCACAGGGCTAGAGCCTGCTTTAGCCTTAAATTTTCTTTCCCATTCAACGGTATCTGCAAGAGTAGTAGTCACTTGGTAGGGGCCTTGGCCTAGATCTACCTCAATAGTTAGCTGCATTTTTTGTGCCTTTCGGGATTAGTAAGGGCCTCAGCTTACATCAGCTGAATAGACCCCGCCCTTAAAAGTAATGCTGGTGGTCACAAATTCGCCCAGGGCAAAATTGTGCGGCAGTGCCTCTAGGTAGCAGCCGGTAAGTGTAAAACCTGGGTTTGTGGCGCTATCTGCACCTGTGGCTGGTTTGACAATAACGGTAGTAGTAGCACCTACCAAATCTTTGAGGGTGGCGTAAGTTTCTGAAGCTGCGTAACTCATATAGAGCTCTAGGACTAATTCGTGATCGCCCAAACCCTTGCCATAGGTGTTATCTATTGCGCCAAAAGCCGTTGTGCTCAATGCAGGGTAATTTTGAGTGAATTGGGCGCTGGTGCACTGATCTGATAAATCTACAGCGCCGATAGTTACTACTGGATTAGATAAAACTGTGCTGGTAGCCATTCGCTTACTCTCCTAGGTTGGTGCTATCTGTTTTAGCAGATTTAGCAGTTTTTTTAGTGGATTTGGCAGGTTCGATAAAGCCACTGCCTATAAGGGTAGCTAAATTTGCGCCTTTTTTTTGCAGCTCTTCAGCTGTAATGGTTTGACCTACTTGGCCTATCCGTGACGATAAAATTATAAAATTCAATTTGCCTGCCCCTGAATATTTATATTTATATCAAAACTGGGGTATTCCACGCCGCCTATGGTCACGCTGCTAGGCCTACCGTCTGTTACGCCCACATTGGCTGTAAGAATATTTGCAGCCATATTCAGGCACACCCTTAATGCGTCAAGATTAGAGGGCCCCATTGAGATCAGCCGGCAAGGGAAAGACATTTTAACTATATTGTAATTCCAAGCGTCAAAACTTGGGGCGTCTAAAAATACACAGGGTGGCTGGATATTCCTAGGGTCTGTAACCACTTTGAGGCCGCTTATGGTGCCTAATTTTGTTGCCAAATTGTCTATGGTGACATTGAGCAGGTCTGTGTAAGCCATTAGGCCACCTGGGGCCTGTCAATGCCTAACAGCTGTTTGATAATGCCTGAGAGCCCTACTGGGGGTGCTGTGGCCATACCGTCAAAAGAAGCAAAAGTGTCTATAGATCCACGCTGCCTGTAATAGGCGCCGCCTAACTGTATCGTGCCTAAAAGTACATCACCGCTGGGCGCTGTGCTGAGGCTGTCAAAGTAGCCAGACTCTTTACGCCTACGATAGGCAAAAGCGCAGGCCGCTGAAGCACACTGGGTTAAAAAAGCTTGGTCTGCTGCAGACACTGTGGCAAAACCCAGCCAGTCCTGAATATTTTGGTAGGTGATCCAGGTACAGGTTTGGGTAAATGTCAGGGTGCCTGGTGGTACTGCTGCCACTCTTTCAAAATCTGTGCCGGCGTCATAAAAGAGCACCTGGTTTGGCTGGGGATCATTGCTATTAAATAGCAGATTTCCCTCGCTATCAACACCTATAAAAAGGTATTGGGGTAGCCCATAAACAGTGTAAGTGCCGTTTAAATCGTTGCCTAAACCTGAAAGCGTGAAGCTTTGGCCTACGCCTATATCTAGGTTTTCTAGTAGCTGCACCACAGCATAGTTATCTATGCGCTGGTTAAAAACTACTGAAGCTGTAGCCACTTTGGGCCTGCCTTTTTAAATCAGGTAAGTTTTACAAACTTTGTGGCGTCGATCATCAAGGTAGCAAAGTAGCCACGCCAAGCAATGGTGCGAGAAATCGTGCTTGGGTTGTCAATGCTCAGGGCGCCCTTTTGCTGTTCGAAGATTTCGAAGCCTGAAGCGTCACCCACAATTACGGTATCTGCAGCAAAGTTGCGATCTACTACCACTCTGAGGCCAAAGGCCACAGCGTCAGCAGAGCCAGGTGACATTGTGCCAAAAGCATTCATAGGGCCTACCTGTGGGAACAGTGGCCTGCCTGCAGTGTCTACAAGCTGGCCCAAGTAGCTGAACATATTTGGTGACAAGAACAGGTGGGTGGGCAGGTTGCCGTTGCTGTTGCTCAAAATGGTGCTGGCAGCTGTGTAAATGTCAGATACCCATTCAGCAGCACTGGTGGGGTCTGTCAATACTGCAGACTGGCTGCAGCCTGAAAGCAAGTTATCTGCCGCCACATTATCTGTGGTGTTGGCATAGATCCGGCTCATATCGTCAAGGATCAGCGACAAAACTGCTGGGTCTGTCCAGTCAAGATCCTGCTCTGAGATAGTGACATAACCGCCATAGGTGGCCTTGGTCACTTGGTTATTGTAGACAACATAGGTGCCAGACTGCAGCGCTGCATTTTCGGCAGACTGCACAGCCATAGAGGTATTGGTTGTGACCTCAGGCCGGATAAAAATTTTGCCGCCACCTGGCATTGCTTTAACGCCGATAGCGTCTACAACTGGCCTGCGGCCCACAAAATTGTTATAGACAGGGCCCAAAATTGGGGTGGGCAAAATACCTGGGGTGTCTGTGGTAACTACATCAGGGGCAGCAGCTTTAAGTGCAGCGCTCATTTCGTGCCAAGCAGAGCCGCCAGCGATAGCAGCAGCCAAATATTCTGCAGCTGTGGGCAGTTTGACCTCTTTTTTAGCTTGTGCAAAAACAGTAGTAATTACAGGGTTTGCCTCAATAATTTCAGGTGCTTGATCCATTTGCTCTGTCTCCTGGTTCTGAGTTTCTAAATCAACCGTATCTGCATTTTGGCATATATCATCATCATTTTGGGGGATACTTGCCGCTACATCAGTGATCTGAGCGCCAGCAAAAGCAGGCTGGGGCACAAGACTAAGCTCTAGCCAGTCTGCGGCCTCTACCACCATTACTTTGCCTTGCATTTTGTATTTGGTGGGGTTGATCCCTACTGAAACACTGTCTAAAACGCCATCAGCGGCAAGGATTAGAGCCTCATCACCTAGGGTGGTGGCACTGATTTTGGCTGTGAATAGCATTGCTTCTGGGGTGTCTACTCTTTCAGTTACTACCCCTATTGCTTGGGTACTATCGTGACTCATATAAAGCTTGGGATTTTTGCCCTCTACTGGCAGCGCCCCAGGCAAAATTTTGACCATTTGGCCGCCAGATACTGTGGCTGTCACATTGTATGGGGCTGCAATGCCGGTAATGGTTCGCTTGGGTTCGCTGTCGCCTTGTGCGGCATCTACCGTAAAAACTGAAGCTGCAAATCTGATCACGCTAAAGCCTCCTGGCTATTTTCTTCTATGTCTATTTGATCTGCTTTATCAGCAGCGTAATTTTCCTCTAAATAACTAGATACATCAAATTTTACATAGGTGCCCCTAGGTAAAACATTATTCATTGAAAGTGTGCTAGCTATGCAGTCTGCATAAGCTTTCACCCCAAAAATATATAGATCTGCTCTGGCCTGTTCAGAGCTTTGGTAGCTGTAAGCGCCGGTAGCTACACCCACCAAATAGGGCGGCACAGAGCATAATCTGGCAAGATCCAGCGCTGAATAATTGGCGCTTTCAATTAAAAGCATTTTATCTGGGGTGGCGTCAGTGGGCTGATAGTCAAGAAATTCATTTAGCGCACAGGTTTGATTAGTAGCCCTAGCTTGGTTAAAAGAAGCCGCCAAATCTGCCAGCTCTTGTGCGCTTAAAGGTTCGCCACCTGTCTGTTTGAGCACGCCGGCTGGGATAGCACTAGAGGCGTTTCTAAATCGTGCCTCTTCAATTTTTAACGCCGTTCTAATTGTTTGCATACTTGTATAAACAATGCCCTCAATAGGGCTAAGGAATTGCACCACATCATTAGGGTCTAACATTTGACCGGCAAATTCGATCTGCTTAGAGGGCCCAAACCATACGCCAGTATTGGGCTGGTCAAGGGTTTGCACTGAGGCCGCCGGTATTCTCGTAAATTTGCTTGGGAAACCGTCAGCTGTTCTTTCAAGGATCACCCAAAAAGCCCTGCCAAACATAAGCAAATCTTCAAAAGTCCAAGACATAATAAAAGGGTAGGTAACGCTTGGGTCTGGCTGTTTAAGCCAAGATCTAGGGGCTAACGGTATTTCAACCATTTCCCCTGTGAGATCGTCAAACTGTTCCCCATACATCTCTAGCGGCATACAGGCAATGACTGAAGCCATAAGATCTCTGGCCCTAGATATTGTGGCAATACTCATTGCCAAATTTCTTAGATAACCCTCTTGGTATTGGATAAAATCACCTACAGGGCTTGTGCCGCCGGTATATGAGTAACCTACGCCAGCCTGCACATTAGGTGTGGGGCTTATCGCTGCTTTTTTAATCTGGCGTGCTCTTGGCATAACAGTATTCTGCCACCTTTATTAGGGTTTTAAGTGGCATTGCCCGATCTCCCGAATTACCAGACAATGCCACAGCCATATTACATAGGTGCAGCAATAAACACTGGCCTGCCACCTTTTGCAGGCTTACTGCCTAAACTGATCGCCCAAACCATACAGCGTGCCAGCTCTATTGGGCCTGGGGATTTTTGGCTGGATAGCACAGCACCTTGCACAGTTTTTACCAGCACAGCCCTACCAATATGCTCAGCTAAAATTTGCTCTCCTGTGTGGGTTACTTGCCCCTCTAGGATCATTGACCTAACCAGGCTGGTGTATTTCAGCAGCTCTGCATAGCCCACAGTGACATAACGCCTACCCAAATTGGCTGGCAAGTGCAGCTCTAGGGTGGGTGTTACAGCCAATTTAACTGCAGGGTCAGCCATTACCCTTTGCACCTGATCCCAGCATTTTGCCTCTGTGTCTGTCACAAATTCGACACAAACCCTAGAAACACCCTCAACCTGCACAGCCCTGATACCTACATAGCGTGACTCGTCTACGCTGTTATCTATCGCCAAAATGCCACCAGCAGGCATAGGGCTTTGATCTAGGCACTGATCCCACAAGCCGTGAGGCAGCCAAGCACCTTGGGCAGAGATCCACAAATTTAAATGGGCCCTCATAAAAGAGGCTTTGTCTGGGCTGGCTGCTGCAGCCTCTAAAGCAGACATAGTTACAGTGGTACCCAAAGCAGGGTTAGCCATAGCCCAAAGTGATCTATCTTCAGTGTCAGCCCCAGGCTTTAAAGACCATTCAGCAAAATAAAGCTGGGTTAGCTGGCTTTTATCTATCGCATTTACAGCCTGCTCACGAAGCTGCAGCATAGCTACAGAGGACTCATCACCAGCGGTAGACCACATAGATAACAGAGGGCTACGCCTAGCAATTTGGCTAGGCCTCAAAGCGTCAAAAATAACTGCCGGCGCTATATTCCAAATTTCATCACATACGATCAGATCATTACTGCCGCCGTGAGCATTACTAGGGGTGGCAGCTCTGATTTCCCAGCGGCTGCCATTAGGCAGAGTGACCTCTTTACGGCCAATAGGCTTTAAAGCTTTGGCCCCAAAATACTCAACCAAAATAGGTGCCAAAACATTAAAAATGGCCTCAGCTCTATCAAGCTTGTGGGCAGTGCTCAAAACATTTTGAGGCTTACCCCTAACTGCCGCCAGATCAGTAAGCCACCACCCAATAAGAGCAGATAGCGCCACAGTTTTACCCTGCTGCCTAGCAGTGCTAACTAACGACTCTCTAAAAATCAGATCCCCGGCACTGTCAGCAGCTAACTGGCCACACAAAGCCCTCACCTGCCAAGGCATTAAATCAACCTGCATAAAACGCCTAGCCCACTCAACCACCTCGAGCCCATAAGCCTCAGATCCCACCTGGCCTGTTTCCAGTCTTGGCAAATCACACCCCACCCCTGAAGCCTCAGACCAGTTACCGCCAGTTACCGCCAGTTCTGGCCGGTTTTCGCCAAAAAAAGACAAATTGGGGGGGCTCGGGTTTA